TTAGAACCTAAATAATTTTATTTCAACTTCTCCCAGTAGTGATATAGATCGTGGTAGGAGAAATCATGAAGAAATGTAGTATGTGCGGGCTTGAAAAGGATGATGTCGGCAAGAGTGGAAAATGTAAGCAGTGCAACACCGAATATATGCGCCAATACCGTGAGAAAAACAAAGACAAGATTAAAAAGTATCAACGAGAGTATGACGCAACATATTATCAGGAAAATAAAGAAGAAATTTTAACCTATAAAAAAGATCACTACGAAGAAAATAAAGAAGAAAAATTAGAAAAACAAAAAGAGTATTATCAGGAACATAAAGAAGAAAGACAAGAGTATAACAAAATATATTACCAAGAAAACAAAGAAGATATCCTAAAACAGGATAAAGAATATCGCATTAAAAATGCGGATAAAATCAGAAAATATCAAAACGAATATACTAAAGAACGTCGCATTAATGATCCTAATTTTAGAATCAGGACATCTGTCTCGGCTAATATTAATTTTTATCTGAAGTCTAATGATTCATCTAAAAATGGATATTCCTGTTTAGATTATCTTCCCTATTCTATTCAAGAACTAAAAGAGCATTTAGAAAAACAATTCGAACCATGGATGTCTTGGGACAACTATGGCAAATATAATCCTAAAACATGGGACGATAATGCCAGCTCAACATGGACATGGCAAATCGACCATATTATTCCACAGTCACTGTTTGATTATACCTCCATGGACGATGAAAAATTTATGAGATGTTGGTCATTAAATAATTTACGTCCCTTATCATCTAAACAGAACTTTCTAGAAGGTATTAATAGAACTAGACATAGATAATATTAGATCAGACGTCTCGCCCTAAGGTGGCGTAATCTTGCAAATGCCGGGTTTATAGCACTATTCATACTAAATACTCCTAAACCTCTTGGTGCCGGACGAAGTGAGTTCTTTATATATCGTAGCTTATCATTATATGCCGTTAGTAGTGTCGAATACTGTGTCTCCATCAACTCACTTACCGTCGGCGGATTAAAATTCAATCCATTATCCGTAATCTGAAACTCTCTTCCCCTCTCGATCAAAGCCTTGGAAGCCAACGCATACAAAGTAGCTCCCTCCACCAAAATCTCCCCGAACTGATTAACGAAATCATCTTCATCAAAAGTAAAGAAAGTAAAATACGGCACCTGATTAAAATCCCACAAAGCTGTAGCAATAAAAGTCACCAACATATCAATTGAAAAGATATCACAATCCACATAGATAGTATTGCCATAACCATCTACCGATTTAGCTTTACCGGCGCTGTTAAGTCTAGCCTTCAGTGATTTAATCAATTTGTTGATATTTTGAATAGCACATTGGGAATAACGAAATCCTGGATCATCACCCAAATGAATGTAACCATCCGTATTGATGGCTGGAATCTGGGTGTGAGTCACCACAAAACTCAAAGTGGCTTGCACACGAGAACCATTGATAAAACCCGTCCAAACATCATTGAAGACACCATAAGGACCGTTGATAGGAACGGTAAAGATATAGGAATATTGACCCGTCCCCACTTGAGCTACTCCCATAGAAGTGGGCGCTAATAGCACCAAGCCACTGGGTTGAACAATAGAAATTTGTGGAAAGGAATCCGTGTTGATGGGGTTACCTGATGCATCTTTAAATTGTACAATTAAATTGACCTGATCTGTCACGTCAATTAATTCGCCTCTACCCTTAATCATGATACACTCGGCACAGTTATACCGTAGAGACCAAACGGCGCAGTCACAATAATTTGATAAGTTTGATAATTCACAAACCCCAACGTATTCATATAGGCTACATCTACTAAATAACTGCCGACTGCCGCGGCTCCACTAGGCAATTGAAACTGAAAAGTATATAGACCTACATCCAATTGAATAAGTGGTTGTGGATATCCCATCGCTAAGGTATAACCCGGCAAAATGATACGAGTCACCACGGGTACGGTGTATCCATCATATCCATCGTTGGTACGTTGTCCATTGATATCTAATGTTTCCAAAAAGATAGTGACTTGCATACCCGGCATGTATTGTAAGATTTCGGTCATCTGGTTCCTTTGGTATTATGACAAATTATGAATATACTAGTATTACAAAGAGGTCTCATATGGTAAAAGAAGCTCCTACCTTCTGGATTTCTAACGTTTGTAATCGTAATGTTAGTCTGGCAGATTTAAATCTGACGGTGCCAGCATTTCGTTCCATTAATCTATTGGATAAGAGACATTATCAATATACCTTAGAACAACTTCAAAAATCAGCATCTAGCGGATCCATCTATAAAAAGAGCGATAAGATAAAAGTTCGTCAAACGGCTCCCAACATCATTCAACCTAGTATGCCATTCTTAAAAGAGACCTTTATTCCAACTAGGGAACGATCTATCTTAGAAATCAAAGAGACGCATTACGAAGAATTAGAAGTTTCCAACCTCGATCAGCAAAAGAAAGATGAAGAATACGCTAATGAGAATGCCGATTTAGCGCAGATGGATGAGTTCAAGCCTTTTATTGCTACTAAGGGGTAATTATGGTACAAAAGCAACAACAAGTAAAACAACAAACAGATGTGTTAGAAGCATCTGAACAGGTGGCAACGGATTGCGAACAAGTTAGTGATAAATGCGACATCGTTATCGCCAAAATCAAAACTAAAAGGCGAAAAAAATGAGTGATCCCACTGTTATTCAGTGGTCACAACTCAAAGATATTATTAGTTCCGTTGGCGTCATAGTAGCCGTCGTTATTTCTGTAATTGGATTAATTAGAACATACAGACAAAAACATGACGATCAATTAAGCAATATTGAAAAAAGTTTGAACGACCACATTTTACAAGATGCTAAAGATATTACATCTCTGGATGTCAAAGTAAAAAATCTAGAAAATATTTGTACCAATAAATTAGATGAAATATTGGAACATTTAAAAAATGATTGATATTTATATTTATGAAAATTTGATCAATGGTAAAGTATATATTGGTCAAACTAATAATCTCAAAAGAAGAAATTGGGAACACAATTCATGTAAAAGTAAGTCTATGCCTATTGATCTTGCTATTAACAAATATGGGAGACAAAATTTTTCATTAAATATTATTACTAGCGTAGAAACAGAAGATCAAGCTAATTATACTGAGATAGAGTGGATTATTAGAGCTAAAGAATTATTAGGCAAGAACAATGTCTATAATTTAACTAACGGTGGTGAAGGGTATAAGGGAGGGCATTCAGAAGAAAGCAAAAAGAGACTTTCAAAATTAAATTTGGGAGAAAATAATAAAATGTTTGGCAAAACACATTCTTTGGACACCAAACAGATAATGTCGGAAAAAGCCAAACAAAGACCAAGAAAAATAGGTCAAGAAACCTCAATGTTTGGTAAACAACACTCGCAAGAAACTAAAAACAAAATAAGTAACGCTTGTCGTCAAGATAAACATTGGACTTTTGGTAAGCCACGTTCAGAAGAGACTAAAGCAAAAATATCTAAAACTAAACAAATTAAAAAGTTCAGACAATTATCATCTAAGTGGTTTTCAAAATTAACGGCAAAAACTTGACGGATAATGTTAACAGCAAATTAGACATCATCATTAGAGAACTAGATAGATAATTTAGTTCTTCAAGACGGCGACATCCACTGCTTTGGGTTGCCCACGAATGTTGGTGCCCAGACCAAAAGATACCTTTTGATGCTTGTAAAGGGTTTTAAAACCTTCGCACGAAATATCGGAAAAGTGGACAAACAGGTCTTTTTGTTGTACGCCATCTTTCTCCCAACCTATAAATCCAAATCCTCTAGCAGGATCGAACCATAACACTTCGCCAAAAAACTTACTATCTGTCATTTCACAATTCCTTTATCTTCTTTATTCAAGAGCAAAGAGTATCTTTGATCATCTTCCTTCGAATAAATTACTTTTCCATCCATGAAAAAAGTGCCATATGAGCCCATCAATTTTAGGGTTTCTGCCCACCCTAATGCAGCAATATCTTTGCGTTCTCCCTCATTAGTACAGTTTTTTAGTAGTTTATCAAACTTAGCAAACAACAGTAGCATATCCCTTTCATAGCCTAATTGTCTCGCCCAAGATAATAATTTATGTCGAGTCTCTCGCTCAGACATGGCGCGATCATTATATTTAGTCGTATCTATTTGTCCATTATCATTTAATCTAAATGGCATGACTTACCCCTAAACTTACAGGAAAATTAATATTCGTATCCAGTAATAGTCATACTAAATACAGCGCCAGTAGGAGTTTGCACTTGAGATACTCCAAATTGTACCGATCCAGTCAATTCTAGTCCTTCTGGAATTGGAACATTAACAGTGCCTGTTAAATACACACTTATAATAATTGGCGTACTTGTGGTAACAGATCCGCTACTAGAAATTCTTAAATTAAAAAATCCGTTGCCATTATAACCACTTAAAATTATACTTTGTAATCTTAATGTTTTACCAGTGTCAACAGCAAAAGAAGTTCCGGCAGTTCCCGCCACAAAATTAGAATATGGGGTAAAAGTTATCATAGTTTCTGTATTACTTACACCATTAAAATGAGAACCTACAAAAGTTAATGTCGTACGATTAACAGCTTTAGATGTAGTTATAATAGGATTGGAAGAAGTTCCAAGAATATTACCATATCCATCAGTTATCTCTACTGGCCACGCGCCTGATAAGGCAGCCGCTGAGCCTTGATTGACAGTTACGGTACCGCTGACAGGCTGTGTAATATTTGATCCGTCGACACGCAATAATCCAGTAGTGGTTAAAGAGAGTGGATACAAATCTCCAGATGTTAAACCTGATTGTACAGCTTGAACCTCACCACCAACAAAAGTAGCTGAAGTGGGGGCGCCCGATGCAATAGAAGAAACAGAAGAGTTATTAAAATTGCCAGAAGATGAAACTACCCACGGACTAGTACTTTGAGTGACCGCTTGTGTTGCTGGAAAATTAGTGACATTAACATTTGGATTAGTTTGTACATAGCCATCTATTATCACATGTTGATCGGATGGAAAATTACTAATACTAACATTCCAAGGATTGGTACCCTGAATAACCACCGGATTAGTTTCCACATAACCATCAACAAGTACGTGCTGTTCCGATGGAAAATTAGAAACAATAACATTAGGATTGGTTTGGACATAACCATCGATAATAACTTCAGAACCACTAACATCTTGTGTTCCTGATGGAATATTTCTTGTAACTAAACCATTTTCTGTTCCAACTGGATCAGAAGTTAAACTGTCTAATGAAATTGTCATTATCATCTCCTCATTACTTTATTATACTACCATATTACCATCTACAGATTCAATAATTTCCTGATACTTGGATTTATCTCTGCTACACAAATTTATAGCCAATTTTACTATCCATATTTCAAAATCATCGACACTTCTGCTGGATTTAGACCAATTGCATGGGTAGCAGCACGGAACAACATTATCCTTATCATGTGCGTAATTACTGTCCACGCGGTCAAGACCATTGTAAATAAAAAGACCGTTTCGTTTTGCAAAATCTGTGGATTGATGTCTCAAAAAAACATTTTCTCGATTTGACGGAAGTGCCCCACAATAATAACATGGCAACTGTGAAAGATCGTAGAAATCTTCAAAACTTAAATCTCCGTCCATATAAGTATTTCTATATACATTTCGAGCACTGGACATTCTAGCCGATTCTGGATCAGAATGTGGTTTACGTGGATGTAAACAACCACACGAAACTACTTCTCCATTTTTCAAAGAATCTCCCCTAATAACTTTTTTAATCCCACAAACACATTGACACAACCAAAAAATATGTTTACCAGTATTTTTTTGGTTAGCGGTTTTGGACTGATTTAATACCGTCAAACTACCAAATTTTTGCCCACTTAAATCTTTAGTAAATTTGATGCACCCACAAGATTTTACACCGCCCTGTATCAACCTATTTCCGACAGTAGTAATTTCATTGCCGCATGTGCATCGACAAACCCAACGAGATTGTCCAAATTTATTTTTATCTGTTTTCCTAATAACAGTTAGAATACCGAAACACTGACCAGTCAAATCAACAAATTTTCTTCCCATTTTACCTCGCATATAAATATGTATTTATATGCCCAGGCTTCAACATCTCCAAAAATATTAAACGATCAACGAATGCCCCAAGCCTCTATTCTAACGGTAGCGCTACCAGAAACGAGTTTAAACCAAATTTTAGAAATAACTCGATTTTCAAAAGTTAAATTAGCACTATAATTTCCGTAACTCATGTCGCCATCGATGGTTATTCCATTAAAAGAATATTGAATGAGACCATATCCGTCAGATTCGGCGGCAGGCTCCAATTGAAAAGTTACAGTTTGTGTTGGAAACGTGATCAAAGCATCAGGCTGGTATCCATCAACACTATTAGATCCAAAACTGGTGGCAGTAACCGATACTTTTTGAAAAAAGTTAAAATTACGTCCATAGTTAGTATAGCCAATTCCCGGGAAATCATTGGTTGTCATTCTTGCGCGCTCCTATCATAGTATGTAGAATTATTACACTGTGTACTTCAATTTTGCGTCGCGATAGCCTTTTTGAATCATTTCAGCTATTTTAGTGGGATGGAAGTCCAATAAATCCTCAATTAAGTTGTAATCTGGGCGGATAATGTTGAGCTGTACGCATTTTTTCTCGGTTAATCCCACGGATGCCAGCTTATTGTACAGGATGGCTTTTTCGATATCATTAGAAAGTATTTTTTCCGTAAAGAGATCAAATGATCTCTTGATTATATCTATAATGGATGGCTTGTCAATCCATCTTTTATCTCGTGTTTCTGGGGAGGTAGCGATCACATCAATTTGGTCTGCTCCCAGCATAATTGCCGTATGAATAGGGCTAATAGATTTTATGCCCCCATCGCTCCACAATTGATTTCCAATCATGACAGGTTCAAACATAACTGGAAAAGCGGCAGAACTAATAACCGCACCAATAAAATCATCTGAATTCTGATCAAAATTGGTATATTTTCCCGAAGTTAAACTGACAGTTCCAACAGTAATATTTTTGCCCGATAATCGTATTTTTTCTAATGATATGCTATCTCTGATTAAATCTTTCATGGGTGAATTATCAAAAAATCCTAATTTCCAAAGCACATGAAAACGACCAAAGGGATTCCATCTCTGATATATTTTTTCGTTATTTAAACTGAGCCATATTTTAGACAGGGCGTCGATAGATTCTTTTTCATAGCCATGAGAAAACATACCTAAAAAAGCAGCACAAATGGCTCCAGAGGAGACGCCAACGATAGCATCATATTTAATTTCTAAATTACCCAATAAATGTTGCAGCACACCAACGGAATAGGCTGATTTACTCCCGCCGCCACTAAGAACAAGGGCTCTCATATGTGCTTCCATTTCATAGTCTACACACCTTTTCGTCGCACGGGGTTTAACTTTTATATATCATGTTAGTCTTTTAAAACTAATTCCTTTCAAACAGATATAAAATAAAAAGCTAACTACTGAACTATTGAATGTTAGTGCTTGATTAATTAGCTCTTTTCAAAAAGAAATTGTGGCTGTACAATATAAGGGTCCGGCGCTAAATCCAGCGGGAATATTAACTGTTAAATTACCACCTGCTACCGAAGCAGTTGTTGCAACTGGCTGAGTAGCATTATCTGTAATAGTTACGCTTCCAGAAATTACTCCTGTAACAGTAGCATTAAAAGCAGGTGTTAGTTCTGTAAATCCTACTTGATTTGTTAAAAATACGGGACCAGTTTTTGGATTTACCACTATTGTTGCGGTTGTTCCATCATAATCAAACTGAAAATTAATTAGTAAAGTTGGTTTATTTGCCATTTTATATCTCCTTTAGTATTCATATCCAACCAGTGAAATATCTACGAAGGCGCTCGTGCTACTTGCCAATTCTGATATTCCAAATTGTTGTGTTCCAGATAGTTCCAAACCATCTGGAAAGTTTACTGTAGCAGTACCTACACCACCGGTAGCGGCACCAGAAAAAGCTCCGGCGATAACCATTGCTCCAGTAGACGTTGTTGCTGCGCCGCTGCTAGAAATTCTCAATCTAATGATGGCACCAAGACCAGTAGTAGTGGCTGTTCTTACAGACACGGTTAAAGTCTGTAATCTAAGAGTTTTACCTGCCGTTACCGTAAAACTTGTTCCTGTAGATCCTGCCGTAAATCCAGTATAAGGTGTTAGTGTCACCATAGCTTCTGTAGCTATACCAGCAGTATTAGTGGCAACAAATGTTCTAACTGTTCTACCAGTATCTTTTGGTTCCTGAACTGGTAAATATGTATTCGCCTGAATACCCTTTTGAGTTGGTGCGTCCGACTGTGGAGAGAAGACTGGAATCGTAATAGTTTGCAATCTAAAAGCTGTTTGAGCGGTAGCACCATTTACATAAACAACCCTATAAAATTTAGCTCTTAGGTTAATAGTAATATCAAATTCACCTGTCGGAGAAGCGGTACCACCAACTACTGAATACGAATCCTGAACATCCCAGTTGGTATTATCAGATGATTGTTCGATAATCAAAGTTCCTGGTGGAGCTGAAGCGCCAATAGCCATAACTGAAACAGCAATAACAGAGTATCCTAGACCACTTGTTCCAGTACCTGTAAAGGTTGCGCTGGCACCCAATGCAACGGTACTGCTATTACCAGAATCTACGTTACCCAGATTTGGAAGTGGAGAGTTTGGTGACAACGCCACTACTGCTGATGGATCAGTAGTAACTGCACCTGTGCTAGCCGCTTTAACAGCCGCTGTATTGGTACCATCTGTAATTAATGTTGGCCATGCATTAGAAACTGTATTTGCAGTGCCCTGATTGGCGATAACTGTTCCTGATACTAGTACCGTTCCCGAAATAGAAACTGGTTGAGTTGTAGAGCCTGTTGGATCTGTGCGAACTGGATGGCTTGAAGTTCCAAGAATATTTGTACCGTCAGTTACTTCTACTGGCCATGAATTAGCTATGGAATTCGGCGAGCCTTGTGCCGACTTAACCAAACCGCCCGTAGCATTAGCCTCCAGAGTGATAGTAGCCGTACCAGTGATAGCAGCGGTCGCGTGCACTCTCACATCAAGCAAACCAGAACCAATTACTCTCCATTGCCCATTAGCAGTAGTAGAAGTAACACCAATAGTATCAGCGCCAACTGGCAAACCAACTACGCTAAACCAGTCAGTACCATTAATAGTTCCCTCGAAAGAAATTGTTCCAGTCCAAGCGGTAGTGCCAATAAAAACTCCCACTGTACCAATACCATTAGTACTGATGCTGACAGTTTGACCATTAGCAGTGATAGTGCCCGTAGCAGTTCTATCAGCTATAGGATTTGGATTGGTTGTTAATGTACCGGAAACTGGTTGTGTGGTCGTCCCTGTTGGGTCCATTCGCAAAGGATGTGACGAAGTACCTAGCACATTGGTGCCATCAGTCATCTCTACTGGCCAAGCATTAGCTAACGTATTGGGAGTGCCTTGATTTACTGCTCCAGATATGGTAATGGTTCCGCTGGTAGTTATGTTTTGAGCAATATTTTTAGATGGTGAAGGAGAAACCACTAAACTCACCGTCATGGATCCCGAGGTAAAGGCAGAAATGCGGGCGCGGACGGCATAGAAGCCACCTGTGTCAGCCAACCACTGTCCATTTCCCGTGACAGAACTAACGGGAGATCCGCCACCCAACGGAGTACCGTTAATGGTAA